AGTCCAGATTAGATGTTCTGCTTTCGTTCTCGCTTACGCTTCACTCAAGCATCATTCATCAGTTAGGACTAACGAGTGTAATTGGTAGTTTGTATTGACTGTATATCAAATTATGTATTTATTTTATCATACTTTTCAACAGAAATCAAGAAGTGTTTTTCGAAGGGGTATGTTTGATTGGATTGGTATGAGTTTTAGTATCGAAAAAATATTTTTCTGTTGGAGAGATAGTCGAGTTGTCGAATGTTGCAACTCAACTATCTTGCGAAATTATCTACGATTTGATGTGATTCTTCTTCTTCTTTCGAGTTCAAATAACTTTCGCTTCTCGAGTTCTCGTGTTCGCTTCCTATAATTATTCTTTTGATTTCTAGTATCATTAGGTTTAGTGTAGTACTTACGTTCTCTCACTTCCTCTTTGATACCAGCGTTCATTACTTTCTTACGAAAAATCCTTAGTCCTTTTTCAAAGCTCATTCCTTTTAGATTAACGCTTGGCATTGTCACCTCCAAATGTCCAACCACGCCTTCTCAAGTAGTATACTTTTGAATAGATAGCTGTTTCACTCTTGTCAAGTTTCTTTGCAAGTTCTTCAATAGGCAAACTTCCGTAGTGCCTTTTAAGAAAGTCCTTTTGCTCTTGTGTCCAATTAGACATTCAGTGACCTCGCTTTGTAATGTGAAAGACTCTCTTTACATCTTTGTAATGTAATATCATACATTTCTGCAGCAGAGAATGTCTTTGGTTCATCATCCCAGTTATCGTTAATTTTAATAAACACACTTGTTTCTGTTTTTTTAAGTGTATTGAAAGGCGAGAGCATTGAAAGTCTATCAATGATTGAACTGCCTTGATGAAAGTCAGAACCTTGCACAAAGATAACATAAGGCACACAGTTGTAGTTTTTCATAATGTGTGAAATCTCTACAATGTTCTTGTAGATACGCTCAATGCCATTACCCATACTTTGTCTAGGTAATCCTTCTCGTTTTCTTAGGTGATTCGTACCCTGATTTTTGACTTCGCCAAAGAACACAGGATAACCATTTATTGTAATCATGCCACCATCAGGTTTGATGTTAGCATTGGGGTTGTGAAGTTCATATCCCATTAAATCATAGAAACTGCTATCCTTACGAATATTTTTATGATGTTCTATTGTGTAATGAGGGTAGTCCTCTTTTAATTGTTCCATTACGAGTGGAACTACACTATTCAGATTCGCTTCTATGTCTCTTGCACCTTTACTAAAGATGGTTTGACCTCCACCGAAATCAGAATGTGTTTGACGCAATGTAGTAGTATTACTCATTCTATCTCCTTTTATTTATAAATATATTATACTAAAATTAGAAACAAATGTCAAGAACTATTTTAAGATATGTTAAATATTTGTCTTGACTCAAGCCCACAAAGTTGTTATAATATTATCTATGAATAATGATATAAGCAATATAATAGTGTTAATTTGGTTTACAGTAGGTGCATACTACTTTGGAAAACAGATTGGCATAAGAGGAACAATTGATTTTTTAGAGGAAAAAGGACTTCTGTCTTTTGATGATGAAAAATAGTTCTTGACATCAAGGTTAATTTTTGATATAATTATTTTGTAAGTGATAGGTTTCACTTACGTATTGGTGCGTCTACCGAAAGGAGATGTGAATATTTACTGAAAAGGAATTATGGAGATAAAAAATGAGTATAGATTTAAGTAAGTTTTGGCTTGGATTGGATATGCCTAACCTCCCGTCTTATACGGAGAGTAGCTATCCTAGATATAACTTAATAGCAGGGAACAACGATTATCGTATAGAAATCGCAGTGCCCGGTTGGAAGAAAGATGAATTGGAGATTGTTTTTGATAACAAAGAACTTCAAATCAAGGGTAAAAAGGAACACAAACTAGGTGATGATGAGCAGTTCGTTCATCAAGGTCTTAGTCTAAAATCTTTTGAACGAAGATTTATTCTGAACGCCGACCTATTAGTAGATAAAATAAATCTACAAGACGGATTACTGACAATCCACTTATCACGAACTCCAGATTCTAAGAGGAAAGTCTTGGAGATAAACTAAAATGAAAGCAATCGCTATCAAAGTTCGTGATACAATATGTGAGAATGGAGAGTTCTGTGAAACTGTAAGCCAAATCTGTTTAATCAGTTTTGGTGCCAGTGTCATAACTATAAACTTATCCTATCTTGTATAGAATGTCAACGATGTGGGAGAGGCTTCGGTCTCTCCCCTGCTTGGAGAAGCAAATGAAAATATCAGAAAATGGATTAGAATTAATTAAACACTTTGAAGGGTGTGAACTTGAAGCATATAAATGTGCTGCAGGTGTATGGACTATAGGTTATGGTCATATAAAAACTGCTGTAGAAGGCAAAGTTATTACACAAGAAGAAGCAGATAATTTGCTAGTAGAAGAAATTATAGAGTACGAAGACTATGTTAGAGCAGCTGTCGAAGTACCATTAAAACAGTACCAATTTGACGCATTAGTCAGTTGGACATTCAATCTAGGCAATGGTAATCTAAATGCCTCAACTATGTTAAAAGTACTAAATGCAGGCGATTATGAGGGTATTCCAGCGCAAATGGCAAGATGGAACAAAGCAGGTGGAAAAGTTTTAGAAGGACTCAAACGCCGTAGGGAAGCAGAGGGTAATATGTTTCAAAATAAGAAATGGAACTAAAAGAGATTTGGTTAAAAATACTTAGTTTCTTCTCGACAAGATATAAGCTAACTGTTAGTTATAATAGCACATACGGTGACGCTGATGATGCAACTTATATAGTTCGCAAGTTTTTCAAAAAACAAGACAAGTTCCTTAGTTTCCAAACTGAGGACAAAGAAGTAGTAGAAATCCGAGGAGCAGAAGGATTAAACTATAAGATAGAGGAGTTATAATGCAACAGTTCTTTTTAGCAATCATTTTAGTATTAGGTCTAGGAAGTTATTTCTTATGGAGTGAGAACCAGACACTAAAAGCAAACAACATTAAACTAGAAAGTGCAGTACAAATGCAAGAAGAAGCAATTAGCACTTTACAAAACGACTTTGCACTACAAACAAAGTCATTAACAGAATTACAACAAAAAAGTCAAGAAGCACAGAAAGAAATGAATCGCTATCTTGATATATTTAAAAGGCATAACTTAACTAAGTTAGCCGCAGCAAAGCCTGGACTCATAGAGACTAGAGCAAACAAAGCAACAAAAGAGGTATTTGATGGAATCGAACAAGACAGTCGGGATATTGACGCTGCTGATGATGGTATCGTCGTGCAGCCTACTACCAACCAAGACATTAGAGGTTAGTGCTAAACCAATAGAAAGGCAGATAGCACAGCCAGTACTACCAAGAGAAATAGACTTGAAAGAGCCTTATTGGTATGTAGTCAGTGATAAAAACTTAGACGAGTTTTTAGAAAGAGTAAAAAAAGAACAGGGGCAAGTAGTTTTCTTTGCCATGAGTGTGCCAGACTATGAATTAATGGCATATAACACGCAAGAGTTAAAACGATATATTCGTGAACTCAAAGAGGTAGTAATTTACTATCGCAAGGTAACAACAGAGAATGTATCACAAGGAAATACAGATAAGAAATAAGGGCGTATTAGCTAAAATAGATGTTATGGCAGAGGCAATGTTTAGATTACCTCACACATTTAAGAAAAACCCAATTCCAAGAGCAGATTTAAGAGGTCTGTTAAATGCTATGAACGATGAAAATCATAGTGGAGTGGGAGAAACTAATGGAGTAGACTACGCTGGAAGATATATGACTACCGAGTGGTTTAACACCAGCAACTTAGTACTAGATTCATTTAAAGTGGAAGTAGGTAAACTATTTGAATGGAAGTCTTGCCACATATTACCAGCAGAGTGGGGAAACTTAGGTTGGCATAATTCAGTTGGAGAGCCTAGACTATCTATAAGATTTATTTGGAATAGTGGTAATGGTTCGTTTCTTTGGAACAAAGGACATCATATTCAACAAATTAAACACAAACAATACCCAGCAGGACAAAAGTCTTGGACTTGTATAGCAGGACTTATGGACGAAAGTACAATGGTTGCTGTTAAAAATACAGGAGACAAACCTTGTTTAGTGCTTGACATGAGTATTCAACCGAAGTATGGAAAAGAGTTTCAACAAGCATTAGAGTTAATCAGCACACATAATGACTAAGTTTTCTAATCTATTTAGATTGCTATCTTGGAAAAGTGCTATGCAAAAACACTCAGATTGGTTTGATAAGAATGAACCAGCACAAGCAAGATTTGAAGAAAACGAAGATTGGTTAGAAGAATTAGAAGATAGAGTAGTTATTTTAGAGGAAAAAATTGAAAAACTTACAGCTGCAATTGAGCGTACGAAACTCTGACATAGTTGGTCATATACCTGATTTTTTGTCTGAAGAAGAAGTAAATCAAGTTAAAAAACTAAACTCTAATAGAGAATGGAAAATGGCAGGTACTAAGTGGTCTCAAGGAGACCTGTCTGTTAGATATAGTAAGAAACTCAATCAAATACTCTTTCCATTTTATGATAGACTGTATGATGCAGTATCATTATACAATAAAAAGTCATATAATTTACATTTATACCCAAATCGTAATCAACACGAAATTAATTGGGTAAGATACGATAAAAAAGGTATGTTCTTTACCGCACATCGTGACCATAGACCTTGTCTGTCTAATTTCCTAAACAAAGAATCAGTTAGAAAAATAAGTTGTAGTATACAATTAACTCATCCTTCACAATATGAGGGAGGAGATTTAAAGGTAGCAGAAACTTTTACTCATCCAGACGTTTATATGGATAGTAGTAATCCTCCTAGATGGATTAAACACAGGGAAAAGTTTAGACACAACTTTGATACAATTAAAAAGTGTGGAAGTATTACTATGTTTACATCAATACACGAACACGAATCTACACCACTAGTCTCTGGAGCAAGAGATGTGGTAGTAGTATTTATACGAGGAGAATCAAGTGGTTATTGAACAACCTGAAAGTTTAAATAAGTTAATAAAACATCTACAAGCATACTACAATCCTGTAAGAGATACTGACTTTATGAAGGCAGAGGCTTGGGTATTGTATAATAGAGCTACATGGGTATATAATGATTCTTTTCCTGTATGGAGAGAAGAAAGAGATAGTATATTTGAGTGGCTACACGCTAACAGTAAGTTTCCAGACTGTCCTTTTATTAACTGTTTTAAAATAATTAAATGTTCTTCTAAAACCTTTCATATACCGAAAACAGGAGTAAATGCTTCGTATATTCAGTTAAAAGGTAAAGGAAATATAATTGTAAAAGAAACAGAAAACCATTGGACATTACAAAGAGCAGCGGGTGTGGAGGACTTAGACACCTTTGCTTGGGATTCAAGAGAGTGGATAAGACTCAAGTTAGAATTAAATCATCAAAAATCATTTTCTAATAAATGGTCGCATATTTATATACCAGAATCAATAGGAGGGTTAGTAGCTTATGTCGAATACGGCAATTAAAATATTTATTGGGACTAGCGATTCACAAGATAAGATAATAGAACAAGTATATCTATTCTCTCTATTTAAGAATACTGATGCAGAGTTGGACATAACTTTCATGCGACCAAAGAAGATGGGGTGGACTCGAAATAATTGGGGGACACCTTTTACTAGTTTTCGATACGCAGTACCAGAGCTATGCAACTTTAAAGGTAGAGCAATCTATACAGATGTAGATATGATTAATTTTAGAGATATTAAAGACTTGTGGGAAACTGACCTCGAAGGTAAACCTATGGCAAGTGCATGGGACTTTCTATGTGACAATACAGTAAATAGAGATGATGGTTGGTGGGCAGATAGTGTACTTCTGTTTGATTGTGAAAAGATGAAAGATTTTGTAGACCCAATAGATAAAATGAAAAATTGGGAAGGTAGTTATAAAAAACACTGGATGCAAGTACACGCTAACTCTCCTGATAAAGAGTGGGCAAAGAAAAACTTATACCATACTTTAGATTCAAGATGGAACTCTTACGATGGACAAGTCACAGACTATAAAGAACTACCACAAGGACATTTCAATAAAGATTATTTTTGGATAAAAGATAATGAGAGTGTAGCAAAAAGACCACAAAGACCAAAAGATGATATATGGCAACTACATTTGACTGGATTAAGTACACAACCTTGGCATCCTCGCTACACAAGTTGGGGGTATTCCACACATCCCAGACAAGACCTAATGGAGATTTATTGGGATTATGTTAAGAAAGTAAAAATGATGGAGAAACCGAATTATGACCTTCGATGAGATTATTAGCCCACTAACGAGAGAACAGTTTTTAAAAGAATACAAAGGTAAGAAACATTTTACTATTCGCTCGGAAAGACCTATATTTGATTATCTATTTGATTGGAAACAGTTTGATGAGTATTGTAATAGTTGGGGAATTGGTGGACATGATAGGATGCCACAACTACAAGTAGTAGAAGACAAAGGCAAATGGTGTAAGAAAAAAGACGCACCTAAGTATATATACAGTAAAACAGAAGACCCAAAATATCAAGCAAGAAGTGGATATCTAGCTTGGAAAAATGGGCACTCCTTCATTCTAGCTCTCAGCGAGTTTTTAAACAAAGAAATGTGGAATCAGTGTGAGGAGTTTGAAAAAGTTTATGGTAGAGGACAGGCAAACTTGTACTGTTCAGGGAAAAAAGATGCAGACGTATTTACAATTCATGCAGATTCAACTGATAACTTTCTACTTCATGTAGAAGGACAAGTTAAGTGGAATATGTATAATGAGTGGAGTCCTCATAAAGGGGAGTTTACTCTAAGAGAGAGTTTTGTGTTAAGTCCAGGCGACTTACTTTATATACCAAAAGGTATGTATCATAACACAGAAACTCTAAGTCCAAGGATATCCATATCCTTTCACTTTCATGAACCTGATGGGTTCCATAAGAAAAGAGAGGAGTGGCTAGACTGGAGACCGTAGGAGATACTATGGCAGAAGGAAGTGATAATTCACGAAACGAAGTTGAGATAGATTTAGATAAGTATATGGCTCTCATTGAGAAGCTAGATAAGTCTGAAGATACTATCAAAGAAATGAAGATGGAAGCCGAAGCTGCAAAGAAAAGGCTTGCACCACCTAAACGGAAGTTCTTGGATTTGTTTCTAGATGATAATGATGTAAATGAAAAAGCCATTATTGGTTTTATCTCTTTCGGCTTCATGATAATTTTTGCTACTTGTGATTTAATTACTGCATTTATGGGACAAGATTTGTTGTTTTCTGACACAATCTATACCTCATTAGTTGTAGTGACACTTGGAGCATTTGGTATAAGCGAAGCAGGCAGAGCATTTGGAAAATAGTGATGTATCTGCTCAAAGGCGAAACTATGTGGAAACACTTCTGCAAAGTTAGGAAGCAAATTGTTTTCGTTGTCTTTGGGCAGAAATGTCCATACTGCCATAAGTCAGAAAAATAGTTCTTGACATCATCTATAATTTTTAGTATAATATACATATGAAAAATAACGAACAACAAGAACACAAAACTTGTCAGATGTGGAACTCTGAGACACAGTCATTTGAAACATGGCATATTGGAGCGTGTGAAGTCTGCGGTAAATCTGTAGACCCATTGACTGGCGAGTGTAAAGAATACAAGTGCTGGATA